AAAATGTAGTAGAAGGAGATGGATATAAAATCTTAGCAGATACAGGTGGAAGTATAGTATTTTTTGAAGCAACTCCAGTTGCAGAAGAAGTTGCTAAAATGATAGGTGGCGAAGCAGTAGCTAATGTAACTTTAGCTAATGGTAAAACTGAAGCAGCATCATCTAGAGGAGGTTCATTCATAATAATAAAATAATAAAATAAAATTGGTTCTTTGCAGCAAACAATACACAAGCAAAACTATTAGCAACTAAGATAAGAACCAGGTGGATCGGTACAGCAAAAAGTACAAACACAGCTATGATAGCCATATGTATTACAGAGATAGTATCAAGTATAACAGGCAAATGGAAGTTTAACCAGGATAAAAAATGGATCACAAGTCACACCACCCCAATAGGTAACCAGTAGGATGGGTCGAAGTTTAGTAGACGCTCGCGAAAGTAAATGCCGAAGACTATAAGATGGGTTATTCCGCCGGGAAGAAAATCACGAAAAACGATCCCGTATTAGATTAAAATCCCATAGAAATATGGGATTTTTTTATGCATTCTTTTTTTCATAAATTCGAAACAAACTAACAATTCAATATATAATATCTAAACAATAAATAATATGAACAATATTTTAGAAGAAGCAAACCAAATCGTTAATAATCGATCTGAAGAAGCTGATCGTAATTATGGTCCATTTTCAGAAGGAATGGATAGAGCAGCCTTAATCTTTCAAGGCATGACAGGAATTGAAGTTACTGGTGAACATATGTTTAAAGCACTTGTTGCACTTAAATTCTCTAGAGAATCTTATAACCATAAGAAAGATAATTTATTAGATGCAGTTGCATATATCCAAGGATTAGATAACTACATTAACGAAAAACAACAATAATATGAAAATACTATTTACAGGTTGTACTGCAAAGCAAGTAGATGATGAAGCTTATAAAAGAGCAAGAGTAAAGAGAATTGACGATAGTTCAATTATTTGTAATTCACTTAGAAAACAAGGTTATGCGGTAGATCGTAAAACTGTTAAATGGGGTGATGACCTTTCAGAATATGGATTGGCAATTGTTGGAGTAGGTCAATTTGGTTCTAATAATTATTCAGGTGAAATTTTCAATACATTGTATGCATTGAAAACCGTAAAGAACGTTATTATATTCCATGAAGATTGGAAGATTGATGGTACTATAAAATCTTGGACTAAAATGTTAGAGCAAGAGGTATTTGATAAATCAATTGCAAAGAAATGGAGTAATGGAAGTTATTTTTATGGAGGTGTAGATAATCCTGCATTTAATCCAGAAGAAGCAAGAGAAATTATTCGTAAGGTTGCAGAAGGAGAATTTGAAAATGCACTAATTCCAGCGTTTGATTGGGGAGACAAAGAAAAGGTTAGAGATATTATTAAAGTAAAAAATATCTATAATATTGATTTAACTCCATATGTTTTAGATAATTGGAATATTAAACTTAATGTAGAACCACAGGTTAAAGAGAAAAAACATATGTTAGCTTCTCTTGTTGACCACAGACCATGGGTTCGTAAGAATAAATTAAAATGGCCAGTAGATTATTTTGGTGCTAAAAGTATCAAAGAAGCAAGTCAACTTGCAACGGAAACCGATGTATTTGAAGCTTGTGGAAAGTATTGGGGAATATTATGTCCAGAATATCCACACGCAGGTTCTGGTTGGTTTAGAATTAGATGGATTTATGCAGCAATTCAAAAGTCGGTATTGTTATCCTCGCCTAAAGATCTAGAGGCACTTGGATTATCTCAGAAAAACATTGAGATGTTAAGTGATAATCAACTAGAAGAATATGCAAAGTTGCAGTCTGACATTGTATTATCTTACATGTGGACTAAAGAAACTTTCGATAATAAGATATCCACAATGGTAGATACATTATGTGATACATTATCAAAAGATACTGAAATTAAAGTTGCCACAACGCTTAAACAAAACGCACTTTTTTAATACAACTAATATAAATAAATTTATGGCAAATATAGACAATCAATGCAAGGATTTAGAAGTAAAAGACTTCTATGACGAATCAACTACCCACTTAGCGGATATTATGGAAAACCAAAAAAAGATGCAAGAGCAAACTTATGGTTTTAAATTTGAAGACATGACAATTCGTGAAGTAATGAATTTTTGGCATGTTAACACACATGCAGTTATCGATGAAATTCATGAAATGACTGACGCATTAGGTGGTATTAAAGATGGCAGTGGAAATGCAGTATGGAAATATTGGAAAAAAGACTTTTCTAAATATGAAACACTAAGAGTTTCGGATATGTCAGAAGATGATAAAAAAGAATTGTACATGGAATGGGTAGACATTCTACATTTCTTTATTAACTATGCAGCATCTATTGGATTAGATGCAAAAACAGCTTACAATTACTACTTCGCAAAAGCAGAAGAGAATGTTAATCGCCAGAAAAACAATTATTAATGATATTAGATATCGAGCAAAGAGAAAAGGATATTATCATATCCTATTATAATGACAAAGGTGAAGTAGCATTTAAACAATATCCAATTGACAAGTTTCAAAATTGGTATGTGTGTGATGACAAAGATAAAGCAGCAAGTACACAATACACAAATTGGGATGGTCGTAAAGTTAAATTAGGATATGGTAGACAATTTAATAAGTTTTCAATACTTTATTTTTTAGATTCTCTTTCTGAGAAAGATAAAAAAGAATTGACTGCATATAATATGCCAAAGACCTATTTTGTCGATATCGAAACTGAAATCGTTGATGGATTTCCTAAAGCAGAAGAAGCTAAAAGTAGAATTCTTTCCTTTTCAATTATTACTCCAGAACGTAAAGCAATTGTATTAGGTCTTGAAGATATGGATTCAGAAAGTATTAAAAAAATACAAGATGATACCAATGAATATTTCAAAGACTTTGACCAAGATTGGGAATTTAAATACTATAAATTCAAATCTGAATACGATATGGTTTATACGTTCTTAATGAAGTTCTTACCTAAATTCCCAATGATGACAGGATGGAACTTTATTAACTATGACTGGCAATACATTGTAAATCGATGCAAAAGATTACAAATTGATATTAGCGAAGTTAGTATGACCAAAGAGGTTGATAAATCTGATAGTAGACCTCTTCATATTGGAATTCTGGATTACATGCAATTATACGATAAGTATGATAGAAGTGTAAAGGTAAAAGAATCCAATTCGCTTGATTATGTTTCAAGCCAAGTTTTAAAAGTTAACAAGATTAAATTTACAGGATCTTTACAAGATCTTTATAGAGATAATTTTACAAAGTATATTTACTACAACGTAGTCGATTCAGTATTGGTTTATTATATTGACCAAAAACTAAAATCAATGGAAGTACTTTTAACTCTTGCAAATATCACAAACATGCCACTTTATAAGGCAAGTTCTCCAGTGGCTGTTACTGAAGCAATTATGGCCAGAAAACTCGCAGAGCAAGGAATGAGAATTGGTAGTGAGGAAAAGAAAGATTCTAATAAAGATGGACAATATGCAGGTGCATTCGTAAAAGAACCAATACTTGGATTTTATGAAGGTGTAAGTGCATTCGATTTTGCTTCCCTATATCCTTCAATTATGCGCCAATTTAATATTTCACCAGATGCATACATTGAAAAAATAAGTAAAGGTGAAATTGCAGAACGTAGAAAAGATAAAGAGGTAATCGTATGTGACAATGGAGTTGTTTATAATACAGATGATTCTATTCTTAGAAAAATATTAAGTGACCTATATCAACAACGTAAAGATTATAAAACAACTTCATATGAATATTACTCAAAAGCAGATCACCTGAAAAAAATGCTCAAGTAAAGATTATATATAACTAACAAAATTACAAATACACAATGAGCGGAAATATCTTTCAAAAACGAGTAAACATTTTACCTTACGAATACCCATCATTATTAGCATATAAGGATGCAATTAGACATTCGTATTGGATTCATACTGAATTTAATTTTACAACAGATATTGATGATTTTAAAACTAAAATTTCTGACGAAGAGAGAGAAGTAATTAAAAGATCAATGCTGGCAATTGCCCAAATTGAAGTTAATGTAAAAACATTTTGGGCAGATCTTTACAAAAGAATGCCAATCACTGAAATTGGAGATGTGGGTATGACGTTTGCTGAATCTGAAGTAAGACACAAAGACGCATATGCACAACTACTTAGAATTTTAGGTCTTGAAGAAGAGTTTCAAAATGTTGTAGAAATTCCAGCAATCAAAGATAGAATTGCATACCTATCAAAATACTTAGATGGTACAAGAAGTAAAGATGATAAAATGTACACAAAATCCGTACTATTATTTTCATTATTTATAGAGCACGTAAGTTTATTTAGTCAATTTTTAATTATGATGTCTTTTAATAAAGATAAAAATCTTTTTAAAGGTATTTCAAATGTTGTTGAAGCAACTTCAAAGGAAGAGGAAATTCATGGAAATTTCGGTTCTGAATTAATTAACATTATTAAGGAGGAAAATCCAGAATGGTTTGATGAGGAGTTCGAACAATTAATAGATTCAGCATGTAAAAAAGCGTATATTGCAGAATGTAAGATATTAGATTGGATTCTTGAAAAGGGAGAATTAGAATTTTTATCTAAAAATACAATTCAACACTTTATTAAAAATAGATTTAACAATTCACTACAACGAATTGGAATGAAACCAGTATTTGAAGTTGATTTCTCTGAAATAGAAAAAACATTATGGTTTGATGTTGAAATTCTAGCAACAAAAGAGGGAGACTTCTTTTACAAGAAAAGTGTCGATTATAATAAAAAAAGTAAATCGATCACAGAAGATGATTTATTTTAATCTAAAATAAAAACAAATACCTAAAATGAGTTACGAAAAGAATTACTGGTTAAACGAAGACAGTAGAACATTTTTATCTAGAGGATATATTAGCGAATCCCCTGAACAAAGAATTAAAGATGTTGCAAATACAGCAGAGAAAGATCTGAAAATAGAAGGATTTGCAAAGAAGTTCGAGGACTATATGAATAGAGGATTTTATAGTTTATCTACACCAGTTTGGATTAATTATGGAAAAGATAAAGGGCTTCCAGTTAGTTGTTATGGAAGTAATGTCGATGATACATTAGATAGCATCTTAAACGCTTCTAGAGAAATTGGAATGATGAGTAAATATGGAGGAGGAACTTCAATTTATCTTGGAAACATAAGAGAAAGAGGAGCCAAAATTTCAACAGGCGGAACTGCAGATGGTCCAGTCCATTATGCAAGAATGTATGATACAACTGTTGATGTATGTAAACAATCAGAAGCAAGAAGAGGAGCATGTGCAGCATGGTTACCAATAGAACATAACGATATTTTAGAATTTTTAGATATGGGTTCTGAAGGAAATCCTATTCAAAATTTACAATATGGAGTTACTGTAACCGATAAATGGTTAGAGGAAATGAAAGGTGGAGATGCAGATAAACGTAAAATCTGGGCTAAAGTTATTCAAAGACGTAATGAGTTTGGTTTTCCATATATAATGTTTAAAGACAATTCAAATAATAATTCACCATATAAAGAATTAGGACTTGAAATTACAGCAAGTAATCTTTGTTCAGAGATTCAATTGCCAACCGATTCATTTAATTCCTTTGTATGCTGTTTAGGTTCTATTAACCTACTACATTGGGATGAAATTAAAAAGACAGATGCAATCGAAACTTACGTATTATTTTTAAATGCAGTAATGGATGAGTTTGTTAAGAAATCTTACAAAATGCCAGGTATGTCAAGAGCACATCGATTTGCTGAACAACATAGAGCATTAGGATTAGGAGTTCTCGGATATCATTCATTATTTCAATCTAAATTAATCACGTTCGATTCATTACAAGCAAAGGCTATTAATCACGATATTTTTTCAACATTAAAAGAAAGAAGTGAAGCAGCATCAAGATGGTTGCATGATGAGAAAGGATATAAATGTATTAGAGATGGTTACGCAAATACAACATTAATTGCAATTGCACCAACTAAAAGCAGTTCATTTATTTTAGGTCAAGTTTCCATGGGAATCGAACCTATCAAATCTAATTATTTCATTAAAGATTTAGCAAAATCAAAAACCATTTATAAAAATCCATTCTTAATTAAAGAACTTGATAAATATGGTTTAAATTCATTAGATGTTTGGGAAGGTATTTTAAAACGAGATGGAAGTGTACAACACTTAGATTTTCCAACTAAAGAAGTTTTTAAATCATTTATTGAAATTTCACCGAGTGAGTTAATTTTACAAGCAGCACAAAGACAAAAATTTATTGACCAATCAC